CAAGGCGTATTGGCAATGCCTAGCGGTGTGTCGATTCGTGAATCCGCACAGATTTACAATCCGACAAGCGGTACAGCATCAGGCGCAACAACCAATAACGCAGGTTATGCCGTTGGTGCAACAACAATTACCCTAGCAAGTGCAGGTACTGGCACTATTTTAGCTGGCGATGTTATCACTTTCGCAGGTGATACTAATCAGTATAACGTGGTAAGTGGCGATGCTGACGTAAGCAATGGTGGTACTATTACTTTGGCCGCCCCTGGTTTGCGTAAAGCAATGAGCGCAGCCACTAAAGCCATTACAGTCTTGGCTACTTCGCCTCGCAATATGGCATTTAGCCGTAGCGCGATTGTGTTAGCTACCCGTATGCCTGAGCGTCCACAGGAGGGCGATATGGCTATCGATGTGATGACCATTCAAGACCCACGCAGTGGCTTAGCGTTTGAGGTGGCAATGTATCCAGGCTACCGCAAAGTGCGTTATGAAATTGCGTTAGCATGGGGTGTTAAAAACATCAAACCTGAGCATACTGCAACTTTGCTTGGTTAATCTGATAAAGGGGCAGAAATGCCCCTTTTTTAGAGTTAAATAATATGTCTTTATTGATTACAGATGGAAGCGAACCGCTAACAACAGCCGATGTAAAAGCATGGGCTAAGATTGAAAACAGCGATGAAGACACATTAGTTAGCTCTTTGATTACATCATGTCGTCATGAAATTGAGTCATACACTAAAATGGTGTTATGCAATCAAACATGGCGCACGTTTTATCAATTCGATTATGCAAAAACCATCTTTTATTCTCCACGAATGACGGCCACCTCTGTCTCTGTTGACGTTGATGGGACAACATTAACAGTAGATACAGACTATTTGTTTAATTCAAATACAGGTCGATTAAAACTCAAAAACGAGTACGGCTCAGATAGTGAAATAACAATCACTTGGACAGTGCAAACAACACTCAGCGCACAATCAGCACTAAAACAAGCACTTTTGGATTTAGTCACTTATCGTTTTTACAATCGCGGCACAAGCGATATGCCTAATTTAGTTAGAGAAGTTATTAACAAATATCGGGTTTTTAACGTATGAATGTCAACATTGGCGAGCTAAAGCACCGCGTCACTTTTTGGAAAGAATCAAACGTGAGCGATGGTCAAGGCGGCTATGTTACGACTTGGGCAGAATTGGCAAAAGCATGGGCTAAAGTGGTTGAACAATCGCCGCGTGAGCGATTTTATCGAGGTGAAAATGCCCACACTCAAGGTATGACATTTACTATCAGACAGCCGCAGACTTTTAGTTTAGATACCCAAATCTGCGACAAACTAAAGATTACGCACAGAGGCCGAGACTTTAGAATTGTTGGTATTAGTCAGAATAAATACAATTTAGACTTTTACGACATATCAGCAGAACAATGGGGAGCAGTGACGCAATGAAACAAAAAGGCGTGATGTTTTTATTGTATGCAGAAATCAGCAGCGTTATGACGTTAATCGCGTCTTGTATGACTAATACACTAACCGCAAATAATGAGATGGTTGATGTTACAGACAAGGCCACATTGTTTAGAAACTTGCTAGAAAATGCAGGTATAAGCAGCGTAAGTGTTAAAGCGCAAGGCATATGCAATGATAGCGCGTCATTCGCTTTTATTCGTAATCAAGTGATGACAGGCGGCCAATTTAATGCGCGTATAGATTCAGATACAGGCGAAGTATATAGTGGATTATTTCAAATAACATCGTTTGAATCTTCTGGTGAGTTTAACAAAGCTGAATTATTTGCCATCACACTTGAAAGCGCAGGGACAACAGCATTTGTTGATAATGATTTTAGATTGTTAGAGGGTGGCGGTTTTAGACTGCTAGAAAATGGCGGCCGTAGATTGTTGGAGGCAGCATGACAACACTCTATCAACAATTTAGCCAAAAATTACAGCGTCATCTTGAAGCAAATTTGATTATTGCTGGTGAGATGGTCGCAACCGAAGTCAGGCGCAACATTAACAAATCACCACGCGGTGGCAGAACATACGTTAAAACCAATCCAAACCGAATACACAAAGCATCGGCAGCAGGTGAAAGCCCTGCCACTGATTTAGGTTTTTTGGTGCGTTCAATTCAGACAGAGCCTGACTTAGATAATTTACGGATTCGTGTTGTAAGTCTTTTTACTATTGCGCCATACGCGAGACGTTTAGAATTTGGTGACATGGCTAGAGGGTTACAGCCGCGCCCTTTTATGTTCAAGTCGTTAGCCGCAAAAAAGCAAAAAGCAGAGGATTTAATGAAAAAAGCATTAAACGCTGCAATTCGTGATATGCAGGGAGCTGACATACAATGAGCTTATTTAATGACTATGTAAAAGCTGTTTACACAAAACTAAATAACACAAGCGGCTTAACGGGTTTATTGAGTGAATCATTAGCAGATGACCAAGTATTTCCCAAAATATGGATTGAGGACGGTGGCGCGGACGATTGGTCAAACAAAGACGATAACGGCTTAGAAGCTAATATAAATCTCCACATAGGCTCACGTTATCGTGGCACTAAAGAATTGAGAGGGTTAATGGACAAATGCTATGCAGCATTGCATTTTGTCGATTTAACTTTAACCAATGGGCAATCGGTGTTATGTCAATTTACGCGGCATGACATTGTTACAGACTCCGACGGCATTACGCGCCATGGGGTTATGCGTTTTAATTTGCTAATCAGTGAGGTAATCTAAAATGGCAAAATTTAAAGGCCGCGAGTTAAGAATCAAGGTTCGTACAGCTACAAGTCCCGATACGTTTACGGTTATTGGTGGTATTCGTACTGAATCAATGACCATCAACAATGAAACAGTTGATGTTACCGATAAAGATGGTGGCGGTTTTCGTCATTTGTTAGAAGGTGCAGGTATCACAAGCATGAGCTTAAAAGGCTCAGGCGTTGTGAGTGATGACACTGTTTTTACAGACCATATCATGGCAGCTGTCATGGCCAATACTCATGTTGTACTCAAAATTGAGTCGGGATTAGGTGATGTTTGGCAAGGTACTTTTGCAGTGCCAAGTGCTGAACGTGCAGGCGAATACAACAAAGAAGAAACTTTTAGTATTACGCTTGAGAGTGCTGGTACAATCACTTATACCGCTGTTGTGTAATTTTGAAAGGGTGAACAATAAATGAATTCTAAAGGTGTTTTAACATTTAATTTGGGTGGTGTTGATTTTGATTTTGTGCCGACATTTGAGAACCTTGACCGTCTTGAATCAGTCACAAACAAGCCGATTTATGGCATAGCAAATCAACCAAAACTCAGCGATGCAATTAAATGTTTTTTAGCGTGTGCCAAACCGCAATTTGGCAAGCATCCCGAATGGTTTAACGCAAACGGACTGTTTGAGCGCATTGTCGCTGAAAACAAGACAGTCGATTTATGTTTGTTTTTAGTGCAATTTTGCTCAAGTGTTTTAAGTGCAGGTAGCGAGACCGATATTAAAACAGTCGGGGCAGAGGACGAAGACGTAAAAAAGTAGAAGACGGCTCAGCTTGGCTTAAACTATGGTCAAGCGCGGTCATTTACTTGAACATACAGCCGTCTGATGCTTGGCAACTCACGCCAAAGCTGTTTTGGTCGCTTTGGGATATGCACTTAGATAAAATGGAGCAATCGACAGGCAAGGCATACACGCGCCCGATGAGTAAAACAGAGTTTGAAGAATTAAACGACTTTTTGGACAGCATACATGGCAACAACTGATGATTTAGTTATATCAATACGGGCTGATGTTGGACGTTTAGAAAGTCAGCTTCGCAACATTGACCAACAACTTGGCAATACAACGCGGCAAGGTAACGAGACTGCTAGTGCTATTAAAAGTATGGCATTGCAGTTTTTGAGCTTAGGCGCGGCTGTTGAAGGGCTAAAGAAGCTAACCGAAGTCAATCGAGAGTTCGGAATCTTAAAAGCAGGGCTTGAAACTGCCACAGGCTCAATACAGGGAGCTAACCAAGCCTTTGCAGCCCTGCAACAATTCGCACAGACTACGCCCTACTCGCTACAGCAAGCCGTTGATGGCTTTACAAAGTTGGTCAATTTAGGTTTAACGCCAAGCGAAGCAGCATTGCAAAGCTACGGCGACACAAGCGCGGCTTTGGGTAAAGATTTAAGTCAGATGATTGAGGCAGTAGCGGATGCTGCCACAGGTGAATTTGAACGCCTGAAAGAGTTTGGTATTAAAGCGAAGAATCAGGGCGATACCATATCTTTTACATTTCGCGGTGTTACCGAAAATGTAAAAAACAATGCTACTGAAATCGAAAACTATCTAATAAAATTAGGTCAAGTAAACTTTGATGGCGCGATGAAAAAGCGCATGGAATCGCTAGATGGTGCGATTAGCAATCTAAGCGATTCATTCGATGCGTTATTTTTTCAGATTGGCGAATCAGGCGCGACAGAGATACTAAATACAAATCTTCGCAGGGTTGGTGATGCGTTTAATACCATTACAGCAAAAGTAAAAGAATTGCCAATCGGCTCAATAAATGACGCTTTTCAAAAACTAGGCGATGCTGTTTTGTTGGTGGCGGGATATAAAGCGACTAAATTTGTAGGCGCATTGGCACTAAGCACTCAAGAAACAATAAAAAACATTGCTGCACAATCAGCATTAAGAGCTGAAACACTTGCACAAGCCACAGCCGATGCAGCAGCAGCAGGACTTGCAGAGCGTAGGGCTATTGTAGAAAAAGATTTAGCAATAAGCGCGGTTGCCAGAGCAAAAGCAACCACAAACGCGGCAATTGCTACACAACAAGCCGCTATTGCTGATTTAGAACGCGCAACGATGGAGGCGCGATTAGCGGCAGGAACACAAAACGCAACAGCCGCAGACTTAGCCAAAACAATGGCAGCCGAGCGAGTTGCAGCTGCAAATGCAGCAGTAACAGTAGCCGCAAATGCAGAGGCAGCCGCTATTGCTAGAGCAACAACAGCCACAGCCGCAAACACAGCAGCCGCAACAGCGAGCGCAACAGCACAAACAGCACTAGCCACAGCAACAACACAAGCGACTATTGCAGGTCGTGCGGCTAGTGGAATGTTGACTGCTTTGGGAGGTCCATTAGGCGCAATTATCACNNGTTTTTGGTGATAATGCAGAGACAGCAGCGGAAAAAGCTATCAATGCAAGTCAGCGTATCAAAAACGGATTAAATGATACAAATGATGAAATGCGCGTTCAATTAGATGCGTTAATGGATGTTAATGCTAAGATTAGAAAGTTAGAGGAAACATTAGCGAATTGGAAGGGCGGTATTCGCTTAATTGATAAAGAGGTAAGTCTTGCTGATTTAAAACAACAAAAAGCAATCATCGAAGAAAACATCAATAACCTAAAATTAACTAAAGTTTTAAATGAGTTTTTAGGCGAAAACAAACAAGACGATTTAACACAATTCGGTGTTAAAAAAGACACTACGCCACAGGTTGACCAAAAAAAACAAGAACAAGAAGCAAAAAAACTAGCACAACGTAAAGAAGCGGCTCAAAAGTATATTGATACAATTGCTGAATCTAACATGAGCGAGATGCAGTTAGATGGCAAGCACTATAACGAATCACTAGCACAGCTTAACGAGTATCTAAACAAACGAGTTATCACTAGACAACAATATGACAATGCTGTTTTAGACCTAAACGGAGCGTTTAATAATAAAATCATTGAGGATTTATTAGAACAAAGCGCAAAAGAAGAAGAAATTGCACTTAAACAACAAGAGCGCGAGGACGAAGCGCGAACAAGACGGCTTGAGAAAATACAAGACGTTTTGACACAAGCTAAAAATGCAGGGCTTACAGAGCTTGAGCAAATGGACGCGCAACACGCTGAAAAGATGGCAAAAATTGAAGAATTGATGGTCGGAGAAAGTCAGTTTAAGGAAGAATTACGCAATGCCGAATTGATACTTGAACAACAGCATCAAGCAAAACGGCTAGACTTGATTTTAGGTACAGGCAATAAAATNNAAAGGCATTTCAAAAGGGACAATTACAGGGCGCGTTATCGTTTTTTGCTGCTGATTTTGGTGGATTGTCGCAACATTCGCGTAAAATGTTTGAGCTAACAAAAGCGGCAAGGTTGGCAGATGCGGCAATAAACATACCTAGCACTGTTATTGCAGCAGCAAAATATGGCAGCGAAATAGGCGGTTGGCCATTGGGTTTAGCGATGGGAGCGGCTGCTTTAGCATCTCAATTAAGCCAGTTAAAAGCAATTCAATCGGCTAGTTTTGGCGGTGGCTCAAGCGGTGGAGGTGGTGCAGGTGGTGGCAGTACAGGGCTATCAAGCGCACAAACAGAGCCACAACAACCAATACAACAGCGTTTTGTTAATATAAATCTATCAGGCAGCGATAATTCAATGTATAGTAAAGGCGCGGTAAGAGACTTAATTACACGCATTAACGAAGAAGTAAAAGACGGTGCTGTTTTGAGGGTTTTATAACATGAATGAGTCAGACGCAAATATTTTGTTGACTGTTATGCAGTACACAATACAAGTTTTAGTTATGTATTGGTTTATTTGTAAGATGGTCGGTATTTATAAGGGTGCTGATTCTTTTATTAAGTGGTTAAAAAAATGAGTTTTG